GGTTGGCATAGTATATGCTATAGGCTACGGAAATACTCTGGGTATTTTGAGTCATACTTCCAGCCATTAACTGATGGACTGCGTCCAATTGATTTTCACCTTTCCTAGGATATTTAAAAGGAACCCATCATGGAGGAGATCTAAATGAAAGAAGAGATACAAAAGAAAGCCGCAATTAAGTTACTGCAGGCTTTAGCTAAGGATCCTGAGGGAATCCTAGCCGATGCTAAAATGATTAGCTTTACGATCCTTAAGGAAATTCCTGAGGGTCTTAAGCACGACGACCATGATGAGGAAGAGGAAGAGGAAGTTGAGGTTAAGGAGAAGAAGACCGTCAAGAAAGACGATGACCCTGATACTGACAACCGACCCCCTTGGCTTAAAAAGAAAGAAATTGAAGTTGAAGAAGAGGAGGAAGACTAATGGCTAAAATTAATTCAGTAGGGAACGTTCAATCAGTCGACGGATCTGTCGAGCTTCCTGCGCGTGATGATGCTGACGGTCTAACTCTCTCCGTTGATGCTGATGGTGATTATGTTCTAGATGCAGGTGGGTTTCATGATTCCAGGCAGTACTCTCATTTTATCGATAATTTCAGAGGCATTCATAATAGTAATACGCATGCCGGTGAACGTCGTTGGAGTATTGGTGGTACCACTACCAGCATGGAACGGTTCAACGGCGATGATGGCGCTATGGGCAACAAGGCGATCGTTGGGGCTGCCGGTACTGAAACACGGTGGTCACAATATAAATTGGATATTGGGAGGATCAGACTTCCTAATGTAATATTGCGTGTTAGGATCCGCCCCGGGGAACCAGGCGATGCTACCACCCATAGCGACGGCGGCGTGTGTTTCTTTATTCAGTCTGGTACTGGTTATCATCCCGTCCAGGCGGAGGCAGGCGTCTCCGGGTTTGGAATTCGTATTGATACAGCAGTCGATACAAATGTGTATGCTGTTTTTAAGAACGGTTCAGGATCCACTAATGAAGATGTTCTAAGCTTAGGTGCTCAAGATACAGTCAATTGGAACACATATGAAATTCGAATTGGCGCTACCACAGCGAAGTGTTATAAGAACAGTGTATACGTCGGTACCATTTCTGATATCTCTAGGTTGGATACAACCAATCCCATGGCACATATCATGTCCATAGCACCTTACGGGGCTAGTGACCAGAAGTGTGGTATTACTCTATTTGAATCATTCGTTCCAACAGGAGGCTGGTAAGATGACTAAGACAACAATGAAAAAACTTATTGCTGATCTCGACGCGGTTAAGGTTAGCATTAAGCACGGTACGAGTACTCACACTGCAACGCTAGCAGAGCTAATGCTTCTTATGGATATAGTGAGATACCCACCACAAACGGATCCGGATGTTCTTTGGGGTAAAGGTAATTCTGCTCCCGACGGTAAAGAAGCTTAGAGGGTGTGCCAAAGCAATCTAAGAAAGCTTTAACAGAAGTTAAGAAGTGCCAAGAGGACTTTGACCACTTCTGTCAATATCTTAAGATAACCAATAAGAAGGGTAAGCTCGTACCCTTCAAACCTAACACTGCACAGAAACAGTTTTATAAGCAACTTAACTCGAACCCTTGGATCTATACTCTTAAGGCTAGGCAGTTGGGCATGTCAACTGCAATTGCTGCTAGGTTATTCTGGAGGGTTCTATTCACCCCCAACTTTAAGTGCGCTGTTGTCGCACATACTCATCCTGCTGTAAAAAATATCTTCGAGATATATCGGAGGTTCTATTCGAACCTACCTTCGTTCTTGCAGTTCAAGTACGACGCGTCTTCCACCAATGAACTTAAGTTCTTTCATGGTGGTACTCTTAAGGTGTCGTCAGCATCGTCCTCACATTTTCGTGGGTCGACCTTCCATGCAATCCATGTATCGGAGCTTTGCTTCTATACCAATCTTAAAGAATCAATTGCTGCTATCTTCCAGACAGCAACTGACAATGCAGAGATCATTATTGAAACTACAGCCAATGGTCTTAACGAAGGTTATCAATTGTGGATGGAAGACAGTGGCTTTGATAAGTTCTTTATTCCATGGTTTAAGGATCGCAACTATAAGACGAAGCTTCCCTTACCTAACAAGACAGGATGGGAGTCTGATTATCAGTCTGAGTATAACCTCTCTGAAAGACAGATTGCTTGGGTTAGACAAACCATTGATACCAAGTGTGCTGGTGATCTTAACATCTTTCATCAAGAGTATCCCGCCTCTCCTTCACTAGCATTTATTACAACAGGTACCAAGTTCTTTAGGCATACCTATCCTGAGGCATTGTTAATCAGTCAGGAAGGTTTAATTGAGTACAGCCCTCCCAGAGAATATCGTTCTTATATTATTGGTGTTGATACTGCGGGAGGATCACCTGATGGTGACTACTCTGCAGCTTGTGTTATCGATGTTACCAACCATTTAGCCATGGAGGTGGTGGCTACATATTATGCCCATAAACCTATCTCAGTGTTCGCACAAGACGTCCTAGACATATCCAATAGGTATAACGCCTTGGTTGTTATAGAGTCTAACAATCACGGTGTGGCAGTCATTGAGAAGTTCCAAATGGCTAACTATCCGCATCTATTTAGAAGGGTGACGTATGATAAAGCTGGTGATCGTTATATTGAGAAACTAGGTTTTAACACCTCTGCTCAAACTAGACCGCTAATGTTGTCTAGAATTCAGGAGAACATTAATAAGATGTCGCTTGCTCCTGTCTGTCAGAGACTTAAATATGAAATTAATTCTTTTGTATATAACAACAATGGTCGACCAGAAGCAGCTACAGGACAACATGATGACCTTGTGTTTGCTGCCTCGCTAGCTTTGATGGGTCTAGACCAAGCAGATTATTATATTGCAGAAAAGACACTGGGCAAACGTCCTACGACGCTTGCAGAGAAATTAAAATTCGAACTGAATACTGGTAAATTATATTCTAATCAACAGGAGTGGAATGATGATGAGTGGGAATCAGCATCAGTTAGCTCCTTGGGAGAACAAATGAAATGAGTAAAGTCAACTGGGAAGAACTGAATGAGAAAGTAGCAAACATGAAACCTCGTAGGAAGGGTAGTTCACAACTTACTTTTAGAGAGATTGAAGAAATCAAAGAGAAAGTATGGTGGGAAGAGTACGACGTCCCGGGTGGCATAGTTAAATTAGCCGAGGAATACAACTGTCCTAAGGGGTTAGTCTCTAGATATAAAACCATGACCGCGCAAGGCAAAGGGTGGAAAGGTTGATTATTCAGTTTTGAGGTATATTTAATATGACAAAAAGGGCTTTGTCATCGTGGCAGCCACGTTAATACTGGAGGAAATTATGAGCCTATTAGATAAAGAGTCGTTAAACAAATTGGGGGATTCATTTAAAAATGAATTTAACCCCGACACTTCATCCGACTCGGAGGTGATTGAGGTAGTAGAAGAGACTCAGGAGTCCGCTCCTGTAGAAGATCCTACCCCCTCTGAAGGAACCCATGAGGGTTCTTCTTCAACAGAGACAGAAACACAGGACGAATCTGGTCATGCGATTCCATATGGCAGATTTAAGAGTGTAGTTGAGACTAGGAATACACTGCGGAGTGAGAACGATACTCTCAAATCTCAACTAGAAGCAATGAAGACGCAATACGCTTCTTTGCAGCAACCTGTTGCTGGGTCTGTAGATCATTCTGAACCTGAGGTCAAGAGTTCTTGGCTAGATGATTACATGAATGATAGCGATTCTGTTTCTCATAGTACAGTGCAAACTGTTACTGACGAGAAATACGGTGCTTTGGAAAGTCGGATTCATCAATTCGAAGTTGCTAAAGCACAGAATGAATTGCAAAAGGAACTTGTATATGCAATTGATAAGTACCCTGCTGTTAATGAGCAGGTTCTTCTTCATGCTGTTGTGCAGGATCCTAATGTTAGCGTGTTAGATGTAGCGGAAAGGTATAATACATTTATCGCGTCAATTGAAGAAGGTGCAATCGCTAGGCACTCAAAGGAACAGAAGACAAAGAATTCTGCTCCCCCGAGAGTCAAGGGTGTTTCTTCAGACGATCGTGCCCCTGGTAGTACAGGAGCCGATGACAAGCCTAGGACAATGAAGGATGCTAAACATGCTGCATTGTCCTTTCTAAAAAACATAGACTTATAAAGGAGGATATAGAACATGGCTGCAACTAGAACAACTTTATCGGACATCCTAAAGGATTTTTATTTAGGACCGATTCAAGATCAATTGAATGAGGAGGTACTTGCCCTTGACCTTATGGAAAAGGCTACCGTCGACTGGAGCGGAAAGCAAGTTATTATCCCAGTACATGTAGGACGTAATAGTGGTGTAGGGTTTAAGGCAGAAAGTGTCGCCCTACCAACCGCGGGAAGGCAAGACTTTGAGCGTCTTGTTGTCGAGGCTTCGTTCCTATACGGTCGGTTCCAGATTTCTGGACCTGCCATTGCTTCGGCTAAGACTGGTGGGAAGAATTCCTTCATCGGTTATGTCGATGCTGAAATGACTAAGCTTGTGAGCGATGTGCGTAATCAGGCTAACCAGACTGTCTTCTCAGGCGGAACCACTGTTGGGTTCCTAAATGAGAAGAAAAATACCGCCGGCGCCCCGGCTGCTGGTAGTGAGTGGGACTTTAGTGGTGATATCGACAAGCTCGAAGCCACTCGGGCAGCCCTTGCTGCTCTTGCAGCCCCACGGCTCATGGGTGTGCGAGTTATTCGTGCTGATACGTATGCTACTGTTGATTCAGTTCGGGTGCAAGCTCCGGCTGCTTCCGGGGTTGGCTCGATTGCTGCTGGGCATATCATGCTTGATGCCCTCGATACGTCGGCTGTGCCTAATGGTACTGCTTGTGTCGTTGTCCTGATCGATGACCCTGTTGCTGGAGGCGCTGCCTCGGATGAGATCACCGCTCTCGCTGATGAGCCTACAGGTATCTTCGCGAACTTGGGCTTCAACACCCTCTTTGGTGTTGACCGTACTGACGCTGGTGGTGACGCCGAGGCTCTACAGTCGGTGCTTCACAGCCCCGATGATGCTGGTGCTGATAACCGTACTGACGTTTCCCTAGGGGCACTGCAACGGCTATTGGATAGTATTAGTGTTGCTTCGGATGAGGTGCCTAACCTCTTCTTGGTGCATCCTAGCTTCCGACAGGAGTATGCTCAGATTCTTATGGGTACTTCTGCTGGTAATCTTACCAAAGAGGTGAGCAATGTTGGTAAGGCAGACGGAGGTTTCTCTTCCTTGTCTTATAACAACATCGCAATGCGAGTGTCGCGACATGCTCCTAAGGGTGCTGTGGTGGCTCTCAGCACTGCTACTTGGAAGCTTTGTGAGTTGGAGTCTGGTGGCTTCGCTGACCTCGATGGGGCTATCCTTAGCCGAGTGTCCAATACGGATGCCTTTGAGGGTTTCTATCGCTGGTACTATGAAACGGTTTGTACCCGTCCAGGCGCTAATGGCGTCTTGTGTGGTCTGAACTACCCTGGTGCCCTGTAAGCCTTAGGCTAGATAGACTAAACTAGTAAGGGGCAGGATGGTTTTTCCTAACTGTCCTGCCCCTTATTTTATTAAGGAGAGGATGTGGAGAATCTAACACCAGTTTTTATATTTCTAATAGTTCTATTTGGAATCCAAGTGAATGTAATTGCTTGGTTTTTTATTAGGAAGATGCATCGTTCTCTCAAGTTAGATGAAGAACTTCAGAAGTTAAATTCTGTTGAAAGCGTAACAGACATAGGGAGTATTGACGCATGGCACTAAAAGGATTCGAATCATCAAAGCAACGCAGTAGATACGAGGATGTTGTAAAGGCGCGTAGAGAAGCTGCTAATAAAATGATAGCTGAAGCTGAAGCGGCTAGCAGATCAGGTATAGGCGAGAGTATAGAATGGGCAGGCAAGGGCTTGGGCACTATAGGTGGCGCTCTTATTGGATCAACAGTAGGCATGCCAGTGCAAGGCGCTCTAGCTGGTTATAAGGCTGGCGAGGCTCTGGGTACTACTGCCTCCGGAGTATACCAAGGAGATCCAGAAAAGGTTGCAGGTGGTGTTGTTAGTGGAGTATCACAAGCCGCTAGTGCTGGTCTTTTTGATGA